TAAACCATCATTGACTTCTTTCTCAGGAAGTTTAGATGTATTTTGGGATGAGACTGATACAAGTGGTCAAGGTGCTTTAACCATTGGTTCAGAAGTAACTCTAAATGTATATCCTGAAGGAGATACAACAGGTGATACTTATTACACTGGTTCAGCTATTGTTACTGGAGTTTCAAGAAGTGCATCATTTGATGGATTGGTTGAAGCTAGTATTTCAGTGCAAGGCACTGGTGCATTAACACCTGACGAAGTATAAGAAAATGTCAGCAATAGATAACGCAAAAAAGCATTTTGCAGAGCAAGATGTAAAAGTAATCGAAGTGCCTGAATGGGGTGAAGATGATAAAGCCTTAAAAATATATAGTAAGCCATTAACGCTAGCTGAAACTTCTAAGCTCTACAAAATGAGTAAAGAAGATGATTTAACGATGATGGCTTATGTTCTTATTTACAAAGCATTAGATGAAAATGGAGATAAACTTTTTGATTTAGCAGATAAAAATGCTTTATTAAACAATGTTGATAGAGAGATATTAGTTGGCGTTGCTCAACAAATCATGGGTCAAGAACCTATTGAGGACACGAAAAAAAACTAATAAAGGATACTAATTTATATGTGCAATATGCACTAGCTGAAAAACTAGGTAAAACCCTACAAGAACTACAGCAAATTAGTGTCCAAGAATATCAAGGATGGATAGCTTACTTAGAGTTAGCTGAAGAGAAAAGAAACAATGGCAAATAAAAAGGTAAAGTTTGAATTAACAGCAGTAGATAAGACTAAGGCAGCTTTTGATAAAGTTACTAAAGGACTAAAAACTGTTGGTGGTGCTGCTGCTGGGGTTACTAAAGGTGTAGCTGGTATTGGTATTGCTGCTGGTGCTACTGCAACTGCTTTAGCATTTATGGTAGATAAATCATTTCAAGCTGTTGATGCTATTGGTAAAACTGCAACTCAAACAGGTATAGCTACTGATACATTACAAGCATTTCATTTAGCTGCAAGAGAATCAGGTACTACTATAGAAGGTGCTAATACTGCTTTAATTAAATTTGCTAGAAGTATTGGTGATGCTGAAAGGGGTCTTAAAACTCAAGCTGATATATTTAAAGATATTGGTGTTGAGTTAAGAAACACTGATGGCAGCATGCGGTCTTTTGATTCAATTCTTGAAGATACTGCAAAAGGTATTATGGAGCTTGGTTCACAATCTGAAAGAGCTTCAGCATTAGCTAATTTATTTGGTAGACAGGGTGTAATCTTAACTGGTGCAATAACTGATTTATCAGAGAATGGTATTAAGAAATTTATAGATAGAGCAAAGCAATTAGGTATTGTTTTAAGTGAAAAAGTAATAAGAAGAACTGAAGAATTTAACGATGCTGTTGGTGTTATTAAGATGCAGATTGGTTCTTTTGTTAATAATATTACAACTTCTTTTTTACCTGTATTTGAAAAAATGCAAACAGCAATAGCAGATTTTATCCAAAATGCTATAGATGAAGCTGGTGGAATGGATAAGCTAGGTGTTGATATAGCTAATGGAATTATAGAGGGTTTAGCAACTGGTGTAGAAGCTATGGGTGCTTTTGTTGATGGTGCTGTTAATATGGCTAATGATTCAAAAGTTGCTTTAGCAGAATTATCAAATGGATTTTTAGCAATCAGATATACAGCTTTGTTGGTAATGAATGTTTTTGGAGATTTTGAAAAAGAAATAAAAGCTGTTGAAGATGCAATTACTGAAAATAATATTGCTATTGTATTTGGTACAAAAGAAACATCGAAATATGGAGATGCAGCTAAAAATACTGCTGATACTATGCGTGGTTATAAAATGACAATGGATAGTGTGACAGACTCAAGTGTTAAATTAAAAGATGAAACAGAAAATCTTGGAAACTCATTAACAAATATTGGCTCACCTTTACAAACTTTTATAGATAGTTTGGGAGAAGAGGGTTTAGCAAAAACAATAGAACAAACAACAGTTGGAGCTATGAAGAAATTTGAAGATTCTATTGTTGAGTCTTTAAAAGCTGGAAAATTATCATTTAAAAACTTTGCTGACTATGTGGTAGAGCAATTATTAAGAATTGCTATACAACAAATGATATTAAAACCAATTACAGGTAAATTTGAATCCTTTTTTGAAGGTTTTGGTGATTTATTTTCAGCAGAAGGTGGTGGCTATACAGGAATGGGAGCAAGGGCAGGTGGTGTAGATGGAAGAGGTGGATTCCCTGCAATATTACATCCTAATGAAACTGTTATTGACCATAATCAAGGTCAGGGTATGGGTGCTACAGTCAACTTTAATATTTCAACAGTAGATGCTGCTGGATTTGACCAATTACTAGCATCAAGAAAAGGATTGATAACATCAATCATAAACAATGCCATGAATAATCAAGGCAAGATGGGAGTCGTATAATGTCAGGACAATTTCCAACATCTCCTAATTTTAGAAGTTTAAATTTTAAAGATAATAGACCTACCTTAGTTAATCAGACTTTATCAGGTAGAAAACAAGTCAGACAAATAGGTAGTCAATATTTTTCTTTTACAGTGCAAATGCCACCTTTACAACAAGAAAAGGCTCAAGAAGTATTTGCATTTTTACAAAAACAAAAAGGTTCTTTTGAGGACTTTACCATTGTTGCACCTTTAGATAACTTAGGTGCAGGCAAAGCAGAAACAGATATTCAAGTAGTTGGAGCACATACATCAGGAGATGCTTCTATAGCCTTAGATGGCTTTACAGCTAACCAAACAGGTGCTTTAAAAGCTGGTGATTTAATTAAGTTTGCAAGTCATAGTAAGGTTTATATGGTACGAGATACTGCTGACTCATTATCAGCAGGTGAAATGACATTAACTATAGAACCAAATCTAGTAGCATCTCTAGCAGATAATGAAGCTGTTACTGTAAACAAACCTAGTTTCACTGTTTATCTTGAAAATAATGAGATTATGTATTCAACAGATGCTAGTGGGTTTTACAGTATTTCATTTGATGTTAGAGAGGTTATAACCTAATGCCAAGAAGTTTATCTACTGATTTACAAACTCAAGTATCATCAACAGCAACTAAAACAGCTTTTTTAGTTGAGCTAAATTTATCATCTACTATCAGATTAACTGATTGGTATACTAATGTTACTTATGATTCTAATAGCTATGAAGCTGGTGGTTCTTTTCTATCTATAGACTCAACAACTGAAACAGGTCAATTACAAGTTAATGAAATTAATTTAGGCTTTTCTAATATTACTGACCAAGTTAGGTCGTTAGTTCAAAATGGTGCTTTTACAGATAAAACAGTTGATATATATTTGGCTTACTTTAATTCAGATGAAACTATAGTTGGTGCTATAAATTATTTTACAGGTCAGATAAGAAATGTGGTTATTGCAGAAACTATAGAAAGCTCAATATTAAATATGACAGTTGCATCACATTGGGCAAACTGGAATCTAACAAAAGGTAGACATTATTCTGATGAATCACAACAATTATTTAGTTCAGGCGATAAAGGTTTAGAATTTGCAACTCAAGTTAAAGAAGATGTTAGGTGGGGAATGTAATGTTTGAATTTTTTGCAGCTATTGGTGAGTGGTACGCTAAAACAAAATGGATTCAAAATGTTGTAACTGCTGTTAAAATAATTACTGCTGTAATGGGAGTAAAGGGATTTTTACAAGCAAAAAATATGCTTGGCAAGGGTCAAGACATACTAGCTAACAAAACCTCTGCTGGTGGAAAAATTCCTGTTATATATGGTACAAGAAGGGTTGGTGCTCAGATTGTCTATATGGATGTATCAGGCAATGATTCAAGAGATTTATATGTAGTCTATGCTTTATCAGTTGGTGAATGTGATGAAATATTAGGCAAAACCATTGAGCTAGATGGAAACCGCTTAACTGATTCAGCTAGATTTAGAGATGGTGGTTATATTGGCTCAGATAAAATATCTTCAGGTGCTGGTTCATTAAATACAGTTTCACAAAATGGTACTGGTATTGATGCAGGTGCTGGTCAGTTTGGTTCAAGCCCTACATCTAAATATAGATATGTTATGAACTTACATCATGGAGCTGCATCACAAACAGCAGACCCAATGCTTGTTGCATCTATGCCTAATTGGACTTCAGCACATAAATTAAATGGTATTTGTTATATAGCAGCTCATTATGGTTATGACAAAGAGGGTATATGGTCAGGAGTTCCACAACTAACAGTACAGGTTAGAGGAAAAAAAGTTTATGACCCTAGAGATACAGGTCAAACATTCGGAACTCCATCCACTTATGAATTTTCTGATAATCCAGCTTTATGCTTCCTTGACCTAATCTCCAACAATGAATATGGAAAAGGTTTAA